CCACTATGGAACATGAGCACGCATGAGAAAGCTGTTAACGCACATGCCGCGTCGCCCGTGTCTTGTGGCTCTCCTTCGTCGATTCCGAAAGGTTTTAGACTCGCCTCGCTTACCACATTTATGCTTATTGTTTTAGCTAAGCTTGTCCCGAAACAGTTTGTTGCGGTTGCGGTTATGGAGTACGTCCCTGTGCTACCTGGTACTCCGTGAATCGCGCCTGACTCCATATCAAAGAACATCCCGTTAGGCAGTGATTCCGGTATACATACGTCACCCAATGTTACAGTGCCTACACCTGAAGTTATAACAGGTAACCCCGTCGCGCATACTGGTATTTTTTCCTCTACCCCTGCTACGTCAGTTTTAGATTGCCCGTCGCAATCTGTATAAGTAAACATTACACCTTTATCACCTCCACTAATAGTGTATGAATTACATGTCGAGGTTAATGCCCAAGACGTTGGCGACCCCGACGCTTGCAGTTCTATTCGTGTCGCCTTGCTGTTAAGCATCTCTATATCGATTTGACTTATAAATGGAACCGAAAATTGCTGGCAATTACATGTGCCTGTATTTATGACTATGCCTAAATTGCTTACCAACATCCATTTTGCAAACACTACTGGAGCGCCTGCACATGTTGTTGAATCCATTAAATAGTATTTATCGTCACCCACAAATACCGCTGACCCATCTGATGCAGAATATATAGTGTCTCCGGTAACGGGAGTAAGCCCGGTTCCGTTAAAGTAATAGGTCGTGGTTGGGCATTCCGCACAGGCTAAGGCTGCTGTTGTAGATGCTGTAAGATCTATGAAGAAACTGTTTAAATATGGCGCGATTGTGTTCAATGCCCATGCCGTACTGGATAATGGAGAATATGTCGTGATTAAAACTTCCCCGTCAGAACTAGTCTTTTTGTATAAAGTGTTTCCTATCCCGTTATTTACCAATCCATCATACGGGGACGTAAGATTTATGTCGCTGTCCGGTACCCCCGCTGCTATTAGAGCGTTATAATTTGCTGTTGAGTTCAGTCCTACGTACCCCGTGTCTGATAGTACTGTAACCCCTTGAGTTAACACCACTCTTGCAGGAGTATCAGTCACTTCATAATTAATACCTGTTAACCCTAGTGGTGACCCAAAGTCAACGTCTATATATTTAGTTACCTCCCCTCCATTATATGATGCCGCTCCCGTCCCCATATTGTCTGAGTAATCCCATATCAAGTATAATATCCCGTATCCATTTGGGTTTCTAAATACAAATGACCCTTCGTATTTACTGCTCACAATAGACACTGGGATTTCGGTAGCTAAAGACAGGACAAGCGCCTTGTCTTGAACATCGTCATATTCCTTATCAGTTATAAGGTAGTACATTTTATTGTTCATTGAAGGTTGCAAGTCCTTCACGTCTGAATAAGCCCCGATAGTCCCGGTTTTAAGGGTGACTGTTGCGCCGTCATAAGGAACAGCGTCTACGCCCCCAACTCCCTTTATTATTGTGTCTAATGAAGAGGGACCGTTGTTGTTTAGTACTATATTATCAAAAGAGTATTCTACACTGCCCGTGTAGGCGAATGTTTGAGTTGCTTTTCTTTCCGACATTATATTTTGGATATTGTTGTTAAAACCCAAGGCTTAACTATTATCACCTTTCCAGGACCTTGTGTTACTATGTATGTTGCAGTTAAACCGCCACAAAATGTAAATGTTATTGTAGCTGTTCTTGTTACTGCTGTATTGTTGTCTGAGACGCCTAAGAATACTCCCTCGTCACCAACCCCTGACGTTGGCCATCCAGTCACCCATCCTGATCCCGCTGAATATACAATGCCTACAGTCCATGATGTATTACTGTACACTGAAAAATCAGGCTTGTCATTACCTACAAATTCAATATTTGGGTTTTGGTCAGCCGAATAAGTTCCTCCAGGCCTACTTAATGTTAACCTGCATGGCTTCGATGTGTTCGCGTTTGAAGCTAATATATAATGACCATTATAAGGGTCGTACACCCCTAGTTTTTGAGTGTTTAGACTGCCCCTCATTAAATCTCTAAAATAACTTTTCATTCCAAGCTTCGAAATGCTCACTATTGTTTCTCCTGACATGTTCAAAACAGTACCTCTTCTAGCGTCTGTGAAATAAAACGAATCCCCCCATTTAGCAAAACTCTCCGGATTATAGCTAATACCCCACTCACCCTTGTCGGGGATTTGAGTTCCAAGTACTTGCGGTACAGAGGTTATAGTTCCTCCACCTACTGCATCACTTAAAAGATTTTTCCCGTAAAGAACACGGCTAATTTTATCCTCTTGCATTACAACTAGGTCATTGTCTCTGGAGAAAAGCTTTTGTATGCTCCCGTATTCCGGGTCTAGATTTTTATAATTTTGCAATGACAAGTTAAACTCATTCAAATTATTTATGGATGATTCACTTTTATATAGTCCACTATACGTCAAAGATGCTATGCGGTTCTCTTGCTTGTAATCTTCTATTACAGTGCTTACTCTAGGACTGTACTCAAGGGTGGTAGAATTGAAATTATCCCTTATTCGATCTGTCTCTAAGCCCGTGCCAAATGCATACGCGTTAAATGTACTATTAGTGTTTGTTACTGGATTAATAAGCAGTGTCGCTGGGGTTATGCAGTTGTTACCTACAATCACTTGGTCTTTCTCTTCAGTTTGGTCATGATAAAATCCTATCGTCCCTCCCGTTGCAGCCCCATTCCCAGGGAATATTAAGTCTATAATTATATTGTACTTATCCTCGACCCATAGAACAGTGTGCATTCCTGGTATTGATGCATACGGAGACGCCGACGTGTGTACCTCGACTTGATCGCCAACTTGAAATGTGTGAGGATCTATTCCTGACGGGGTGTCGCCTGGTATCAATTGTCCTAGATTTGTGTATCCTGTTGGAGCTGGGCTTGCGTAGGTGGGCGTTGTGAAGTCTTGATACGCCCATAACACCTTATGCTCCCCTCCTGATATTGGATATGTCCTAGACGTTTCGTGATAAATGTCGGCGTCAGCTTCTGGAGGTACCGTCTCGCAAATAGCCAAAAACTCTGCTTGCTGCACACTTATACTAGCCTGCACCACATTAAAATCACTTGCGGCAACCGTTTGAAAACCCTGTATTATCATTCTCACAGGATAATTCAAAGTTTCTGAAGTTATTGATGATCCTTGGCTCATCACCCCAGCCCCAACAACGCCAAGTGACATTGAAGGAAGAAAACTAGTTAAGTAGTTAGATCCTCTCCTGAATGTTACCCCCTTAGCCCCCACATCTGTTGCTGCTAGTGGGTTTGTCGGGTCTAAAGGATCACCGACCATGTGGACAAAGGCTTGGTAAGCCCCAGATTCTATAAACCATTCTTCTATGTTGACATAGTCTACGGTTGACGGCGGAAAATACTGAATAGCGGTTGGTTGTCCAGCATTATAAGTGTCAGTCAAGATCTCTATTCCAATTACTGCTCCCGCCTCTATAGCCCTGTCTGTTTCAGGAGAGATTGTTGGCGACCACCCTGGTCCCGGCAAAATAACAGCCCCTCCCCAGTCGTAAATTCCTGTCGTTCCTGCCGTTGACCATTGCCCTGGCAGTCCGTTCCCACCGAATATATTGCCTCCGAAATCGAAAGAGGTTCTGCAATTTATTTTCCACTTGTCTCCAACTACAAAAGGTGACCCTCCTAGTGACCATTGTATATTTATCGCTGTTATACCTCCTACATTTATAGGAGTTGACCCACTTGATATCGAGGCAGTTGTCCATGACGATGATCCTCCCACAGCGCTTGTATACCTGAATGTGGTCTGACTGACAATTTCAATAGTAATTCTTAGGTCTGCTGGACCAGAAAATGCATTGCCTATTACCGACAATACATTTGCTATGCCTGATCCGTAATGAATAGGATTTTCTGCTACAGAAAATCTATCATGGACTGGTGGAGCTAAGAATTGCCCCCCTGACAGATTGTTTGCTCCGTAACCTTCAAAATCATATGAAAATAATGCTGCGGGGTTGAATTCGAAACTGCTGTCAACTTTTATTTTAAAATATAATCCAGCTAGTTCAGGTGATGAAGTGCTTGATATGAAGTCAACCGCCTTATTCTCTAACTCAAGCACCTTGTATTTTTTGTTTGATAGCGTCGCTCCTTCTAGGTCCGACTTAAATATAACATAGTCTCCAACTGCAAATTTATCTAAATCAAAATCATTTATTAAGAAATAACGATAAGTACCGTCTGCGTAATACAGTATAGGAAATATATTGTAATACTTGCCTCTCGTCTGCTTTATAACTAACCTGTAATTAGTGGCGAACTCTGGAGGCTTGTTTATTATGTCAATCTTTAAGCTATTCCCTGTCACTGAGTTCTCTGGGGGGATATATACGGTGTTGTTTTCAGATGTAAGAACGGTCGTCAATCTTCCGTACTCGTCACCATACTCAATTCCAATTTCCAAATCCCTGTCACTTCTAAAGGTTTGTATTGGGCTATAAATAAGTGTTGGTTTGTATACAAAATCAACATTATAATCTATTAGTATATCAAGGCTGTTATTGTCTTTTATGTCATAATGCTGCACGTAATCCCCGTATATTAGCCTCCGATCTATTATTTCTTGAGATTTAGCCTTTAAAGGTACATAATCCGAAAGACGCCCTTTTTGATTTGACGCGATTGGCCTGTATTTTTTACTATTAGCGAAATCAAAACTCCAAACACTGTCGTTTAAGATGCCTAGCTGATCCTTATTAAAAGACTCTACGACTGCAATGTTGGTCGTGGATGAATCACGAACAAGTAGCTCTACCCCCGTAACAAATCTATTCCCGGTTCTAAACGTCACTTTTACCCTGTTCTTCGTATTAAGCATCGCCTTGTTCTCTCCAGACCCGTAATCTAAAGCGTACGACCCAGGTGTAAATGCTACACCTGAAAAGGGCGCCATTGGAGTGTATTGATCGTCAACGGTTATCCATCTATAGGAGAACTCTAGGAACTTCTCTTCCATGTTGTTCTCTTGATTCTGCGTGTCTTGCATATCAATAGTTGGTGCGTAAATTGGAGCTGTAATAATTACAGTGATATCATCGTTAATCCTGTCATCATCAATATTATAGGATTTAGCCCTGTCAATTTTTATTTTTCTAGGGGCGTTATTATTGTCAGTCCAATATAAAAACCCATCAATATAATTAAACCCTGTGATATAAAAGTCTTGATCAAAATTGAATTTACTAGCCGTGCTTGGATTCACCTTATTTGACTGAAGCACCCTTGATATGCCATTTGTGATTTCACTATATTCATATATACCATCAAAATTATCGGAAGCTACTATATAGTAAATCAAGTTTTCTGCCTCGTAAGCCACAGCCCCGATTGTACGTGCATTATTTACGGCTTGCCCAGCGGTGTCTGATAAAGACCCGATTTGAGCATTCCCTAAATGGTTTCTGGCTGACCCCGCGTCTTCTCCTTCGGCATCTACGACGTTAATATTCAACGCATCTCGATATTGGCCGTCAGCCACCATGCGCTCATCAAGATCCTTGTTCATGGATCCACGCAAGAAAATTCTCTTTAACTCAGCCATGCTTACTTAATCCATTTGTTTTGCCCTCTAATAAGCATCAATAGTTTTTCAGGATTGATCCCGCTTATTCTTATCCTAGAGTTTGCTAATTCAGCAGCACGTTTCTTTTTTGCTTCTAATATCTTGACCGCCGATACTCCGTACTTTGAGTCTAGTATCTCATAAGTCAAATATGAGTATAAATACTTTTCGAAAAATTTATGTACAACTATATTCGCGTCATCACCGTTCTCCATTCCGTCTGAAATGTACTCAAGAACAACTGTCTTGCCTGACATTGTTGAGTCAAAATTTATAACGCCTGCCCTCATGTTAATCTCAAACTTGGGATTAGCATTCATCTTGGACGGGTCGCTGCCGTACATACTCCCTACTGAGTAATATTTACACCCAGGATATTCAACATCTGTCCCTGTAGCGGTGCCTGCCACTCTTGTAGCATCTAGCTCTGATGTTCCGACCAGCACTTCCCCGTTCGCTGCAAACAGTAATTCCCCTGTATTGTCTTCTAGGTATGCGCTGGCAGACATTGTTGCTCTGTTCTCTGTTAGCGGGTACAACACCCCGTTCACTTCTTGAGATAGCCGAACGTAATTAACATAATCTGGAGGCATGACTAAATTCAGATCAGTGCCTATGACAAATTCCAGTGCCTGAAATGATCTAATTGAATCGTAGTTCAACCCCTTCACAGCTTGTTTTGCGTGAAAACGGACAATGTGCTTAGCTACATTGTCAACCATTTTATCATCGCCAACAAAAACCAACATGTAGTTATTGATGATATCGGTTATTGATATGTGCTGCCCAGACCCATGATTAATCGATAAGGGAGCTGTCCCGCCGTTTAAATAGTACTGGTAATTAGTTATATATCCGTTTGTCATAACTGCTCTTGTTTCTCTTGAACCTCGTCAGTTTTTGCTGACTGAACAATTTCCGGCTCTCTTATTTGTGTTCCTGCGAACTGCAATATTTTTTCTATAAGGTTGTTCTCGTCATCCTTTGAAATTTCAAAGTCCTGATAATCACCTGCTGATTGGTTAAATATAGGCTCTCCTCCTGATAGACCATTGTATGTCCATTTTGGATCCGCTGGGTAACGAACGTAGTATTGTACTACTTGCCCTGTGGTTGTGATCGTGTTAGGGTATACCTGCATTTCCGATGCTATAATAGTGTACACGGGATAGGTCGTTGAGGGAGCAGTGTCCATTGAACTGTTAAGGTTCAGTATTTTATTATGAGCCATATGCTCAATCTCTACCCCTGTAGCCAAATACGTGACTGTTCCTAATGAATAAGCGTCTGTAGGTATAGTGTATCGTAATGTTGTGCCATTCCAAACAGGAATCCCTTCAACAGTGAATCGTTCTATAACTTCTGATAGTCGTTTTGATATGTCCCCAAGCCCACTCGTGTGCATATGAGCGTTTGTTTTATTAACCGCATTACTTTTACTGTAAAAGTAAGACTCAAAGATTTCTAACTGAGCCTGCTTAGCGTATAAGTTGAATTGATCAGGAGTAAGATACCCATTATTGTCCTTATTCATTATAGCAAGAACAGTATTCCTTACATCATTAATCATAACGCCTGAGTTTTAGACAAAGATAAACAAAAAAAGGGCACCATTGTAGATGCCCTTTTCAAATGATTTTAGCTTGTGCTATTATGCAATAGCCAATGTAAACATTCCTGTGCCTGAAGGCATTACAAGTGTAGAGAATCCATCTGGATTTACACCGCTAGTGAACGCTTTAATAAAGGCGTCATCAAAAGCCTTCGCAATTGTTCTTGTTGCTAACAAATTACCTGCGTGAGTCGCAGTTAACGTGTCTAAACCACCTGAAGCATACTGAACAGTTGTTACACCGATCGCATTGGCAGCGGCAGTTGCTTGAGCAGCCATAAGGAATCTCTCCGCAGAGATAGTTCTTGAAACTGAAGAAACTGTTGCTGAATAAACAATGTATACCTCAGCGGCATCCATAATGTCAGCGCTAATTGATGCTACAGTTGCGCTATCAATAGCCGTGATGGTGGCATAAGTGCCGTCAGTTGTGTTGTGAACATAATCACCAATAGTGAATGTTGCTGTTGACGCTACAGTCAGTTTGCTTGCTGTACCCGTAGCATCTGTTCCTGCGTCAAGTACGTCTTGAAGCGGAACCTTGATAAATTTTGCCATGTTAAAAATTTTATGGGTTTATATTGGTTACAAAGATAACCAAATTAATCTTTATTTAGAAGGTACTCAATCATATTGAAGTCTTCCATTCCTTCCTTTGACATTAAATAAAACGTAAGCGCTTCCTCCGGGTCTTGCTCAGGCTCGGCTCTTAACATCATTTTCTTGTCGTCTGGGAAATTTCTGAACACTTCTGTCTTGTTGTTCTTCCATCTAATGATCCCTGCCTCAATAGCACGTTCTACCATGTCAGAATTAGTGGTTTCAATGCTGTTGGCTATTCTCATGAACTCCTTGGGATTGTTTGATGCGAATAAAAGTAAATCTCTCTTAATCTCAGTTGGCTCCATTATGTCAACAACATCAGGCTTGATTTTTCGCATAACAGCCAACATTTCCTCAACTCCTAATTCACGAGAAGTTTTCTCTGCTAAGAAGTTGAATTCTAACTCGTCTAATTCAGCTTGAGCAGCCTTACTGTGATCCACTTCATAAAAGTATGATCCTCCATTAGCTATATTGTCTGGGTGATGAGCCATGAACTCCTGTTTTGCAGGGTATTCATTATGAATTGTGTACACTCCTTTCTCGAATAATATATGAGAAAGACGGGCATTCTTGTCTTGCTCATCGACAAAGATACTTTTTTGATTGTCGCATTGACGAATCTCTCTCCGCTCTTTTTTCTTGGGGTCATACCAAGTGAGATCCTTGCTTCTTGATGATTTTGTCGCGATAGCGAACGTTGGCGGACTTTTTTGCTTAGGCGTAAGCCTATACACTTTTACATTACTTTTCATTCTATTTTATTTTATTTTATTTAATTTAATTACAAAAAGAAGGGGGAAGCCATGCCTCCCCCGTCTAGCACTCTTATCCTTTAAATATGAAGAAGTTGTTTGCACCCATTGTACATACAGCTCTTTCAGTCAAGAAATTAACGTTCATTTCATCAATATCATCAGTCTGATTTGGTGAAGAACCACCAGTCATGTATGTTTGATAAAGACGGCTAGTGTGCTCAGAAGCTCTGTATCGTACGTGTAAGAATGGACGCATTGCGTTTTTACCCATTACTTGATCGTAGATAGACATTGTTCCTGCTGGAACCATTACTCCATGAACTGCACCACCATTTAAACCTCCACGAAGCGTTGCATCGTTTAAGTATTTCCAATCAGTCTTGTAGAACTCATAACCTCTCTTGAACCCGTCAAAACCAAGGTTAATCGCCATATCTTCGCTGTTGTTAAACACACCGTAAGACGTTCCTCCTGATCCTAAGCTGTTCTGAGCAGCAAGCATTCCGTTCATGTCGTTTGAGAATCCTCTATCAAGGAATAAAACGTTTTCACGAATAGCTCCTTGCTTATCAAGTCGAGCGATAACAGCATCAAAATCATCTAATGTAGATGGATTTCCTCCTGCCCAAACATTACCTCTTGTCTCGATAGCCTCGAACATACCTTCGCTGCCTGCGTTTCCTCCACCTGTGTTATCAGATAGGAATACTTCAGCTCCAGATGCGTTTTCAGCAGAAACAGCCTCAATCATTGACATCTCAGTGTAATCCTCGAAACGAGTACGAGTATCTCCTTGAGATTTCAAAAACCAGTAGTATCCGCCACCACCACTCTCAGTAGTTGTATTAACCCATCCAATCTGAGCCATGTCAGAACCGGATACAGTATACTTCTCCTTAATGATGATAGTCTTATTATCGTAGAAAGAATCTACAGACTCTAACGCTCCAACCATTCCAGCAGACCCTTTTTTGAATTCTGATCCGAAAACAAAAGTTGTAATTGCTGCTGATGCATTGAACCCAGTTGGTTGCCCAGCCGCCTCATACCACTCAACAGTCAATTGCGTGTTTGCTGCGTTAATAGCAGAGACAACTCCCTTTGCAATTATATCAGCAGCATTATCTGAAAATATAAGAGTTTGGTTCGCTCTAAAATTGAACGTTAAGCCACCTGTACGAGTGAATACTGTTGTATCCGCAGCGTCAGCAGTTGCTGTTACTACGTCCTCGTACTTTGTGTGCAGACGCCCTTGTTCTGCCCATTTGATTAAATCCGAGTTAGTTGGAATCTCTGCCCCTACTAATCTCAAGAAAGATGCTACCGAACGATTTCCATAAGCTTCAAATTCTGCATCATGAACATCCGGAAGATATTGATTGATGAAACTGAAGTCAGTTATGTAATTTGTTGGTAACGCGATTTTGGTCGCCGTAGGTGTTAAACTAACCCCTGGTGACGCTGATACTGAACCTGCCATTTTTTCTTAATTTACTAATTGTTTTTTCTAAGTGTATTTGTTCCCCACCTTCAGACCTCCTCCGCCTTGCCCTGGGGTCGACTCGTAAGTGACCGTTGTGCCATTTTTTGTCGCTGCATGTACTGGGGCTTTCTTGGTTGGCATATCTATATTTTTAGTTGCCACAGCATCCGCTTTTACAGCGTCAGCCTTTCCCATTTCATACGCCCAGCTAGCAATCTTGTCTGCGTTGGTCGCCGCAAACATTTCCTTGTGATACTGTGCTGGATCCTTTAAGATTCCCTTTTCATCTAAGTGTCTATTAATGAAGTTCCTTGCGTCAGACTGTGTTTTCTTTACAGAATCTGCATCATTAACTTTAAACATTGCGTTCCCTTCTCCAACTTTGAATTCGAAACCTTCGAACTTGTTAGCAAAAAAACCTTCTGTTTTCTCAGAGAAAATACCTGCTCTTTGGACCGCCGCAGCTTGATCATCAATTGCACGTTGTTCATTAGCTTCGAAATTTGCAAACTTCTCTCTCTTTTCCGCAGAAATAAGACCGTCACTTGACTCAAGCGGTGCCTTGTATTTTTCTTGGTAATCAGAGAGAAACTTTTTCGCTTCTCCAAGCTTTCTCTTTTTGGCTATTTCCTTTGTACGCTTCTCTACCTCCTCATCGTCTTCGTTGTATCCAAACTGTTGTCTTAAATCAAAGTCAACATCTTTAGCGTCGAAGTCTGGGTTTTGCAGAGATGTGTACTCGGCTAAAATAGCATCATCAGATTCCTTTGAGAAATCCTTATTGACTTTCATGAAGTCTCCAAGTCCCCTCCCGGTTTCTGCTTTAAACTTTTCGTAGGCAGACATTTCAGGTGATAATTCTTGTTTCACCTCAACTATCTTCTCTACTTCTACTGGCTTTGCGTCCAATTGGCTGTAATCCCAATCTGCCTTGCCTGTTTTTTTTCTAATATGTGAAAGAACATCTTCGTCATTTAATTCGCTCAATGGCGTCTCGATGACTGGTTTATCTTTATCTATTACTACGTCCGCTGCTGGCTCATCGCTCGCTGGGGGTGGTAGTGTTGTCGTTGTTGTTGTTGCTCCCTCTACTTCTGCCGCCGCCTTTGCTGCCGCATCCTTGGCCACTAACTCTTGCTCTATAACTTGAGAAGATTTACTATCTCCATCCTCGTAAGTCACCGTGACTATCTTGTCGTTTTCCATTTTATTTGATTTAATTTGATTTGAACAAAGTTAACTATTTATTTTTAACCAAAATCACCTAGGTCTATATCTTCCATAGTATCATTGGTTGATTCAAAAGTTCTTGCTGGCGTTCCTGATTGACGCTGGGTTATCATTGTGGATGTATTAGATGACTGCTTATCAATCCGCTTCAGCTTAGCCTCGTCCTTTTCTTTCTCTAAATCAGAAGCCCGTGCCACTGCTTGCCCTTCAATCTCCATAGCGTATGCGTGTTCTATACCCATAAGCTTCTCCTTGAGTCTTGCGGACTCTTGTAATACAGCAATTTCTCCTTGCGTCTTAGCTTGCTCCACCCCTGTTTTTGCCTTAGCCTCAGCATCGATTTGTTGCATTTTAGCCTGTGCTATTGCTTGTTGGGATTGTATTGCCGATGCTGTTTGTGCTTGTAAGTCGAACTCCTTTTGTTTCTGGTCTTTTTCCTCTTTCTTTCGCGTCTTTAGCTTCAGTAGCTCATTCGCTAATTTCGGGTTCTTCACTTGACGGATATCTTCTGCGTCCTCCAGCAATATGCTTCCTGATTTCAATGCCAACTGAATGTTTGTCTCTACATTAGCCTTTTCCTCTTCGTCTGGAGAAACCTCTATGAATATTCCGAAAGAGTATAATGGTAAGTCCTTGATCTTATCAAGAGTAGCTACATTCGACTTCCCGATTTGATTCGCTAATTCTTGTGCGTCCTCAGCATGCTCTAATACATCAGATATTCTTATCGAAACCCCCTCTGCTAATTGCTTCGTCATATCAAGCCCCGCCTCAAGAATATGTCTTGTAGCCGTGTTTGAATTTAAAGCGGCCATTTTTTGAAGCCCAACCAATGAGTTTGCATCAGGATTAGAAGCGTCTCGTGCCTCATTCAGCCCCGTTACACTTTGTATCGATCCCATGTAACTGTTAAGCGTGGTTATCAATGTGTTCAGTTTTGACTGTCCGCTGCTTGTGGTTAATTCTTGAATTGGTATGCGCGCATTGTTAAATTCACCATCGTCAGTCTTGCTTCTTCCGATAACACTACCCGTTGTCATGTATAAATCTAAGGCCTGCTGAGGTCCGTAAACGGCTCCGTCACCAAGGTTGATTCCTACAAGTCCATCGGCATCTATAAATACACCATCCGGTACTATTTTCTGTAGAACCTGCTGTGTTTTTAAATGTGTCAATTGAATTAGATCGGCAAAAGGTATCATCCTGTCGACTAATGAGTCGTACGTGTTATTATATAGTTTGGGAGCGACGCCAATATATCCTGAATATGCTCTTTGTGTAGCGGCTTCAGGACGAACCATGTTTTTCATCAACTCCCACTTCAATAGAATATTTGTTCCCAGTATTAACACTCCTTCATACCATACGTCAATCTTCTTTTCAACTCTCTCGAAAAATTCGCTTTCTTCTGGATTGAATTCGTCATCTTTTCTTATGGCTCTTCGCCCTCCGTTTTCAAGCGTCTTAATTTTATACACGAAATTCTTGTCCATCTTATACCTGAAGTACAACACGTTTGTCACGTCCTTGTCAAAAACTGTCTCGGCATGTGGCTTCATTACCGTGTAGGTTGAACTCCATGAATTACCCGTAGCCATCACTTGTGCAATTTCTTCTTTAGTAATGCTAGGCTTGATTTTCTTTAATTCTAATATAGGAATCCTTTTAACTTCTCCCCAGTAGAACACGTCCTTGTAATATGGATCCTCAGTGTAACTGTGTATCGTGTTTTGAGGGTCGACATAGCTTATCTTGATTCCTTCTGTGTGCAGGTACTCGTGTTTTACAAAGCCCCTTCCTAATACTACCTGGTCAGTATCGTATCTATACTTGATATTTAGGAAATTGTTCATTTCAAAAACTGTAGATATCGCTTCTTCCTCGGCTATTTCTATCGCAGGCTTGAATTCAAGCTGCATGTGTAATTGAAGTTCTTGATCTGAGTTTGGTATTTGATCTTGTGGAATGTTAAAAGCGTCAATTCCGAATTCATCCATAGTCTGCTTTAGGAACTCCTGCGCGATCATGTCTTCAGCAATTGTTCTTTGATATAGGTCTCTCTCCTCTGATGAGGTTACATCTTGTGCAAAAGCTTTTGGAGTGAATAGTCTATTGTTCATCCCATTAACAACAATGTCAACGTATTTCGGAACGATCTTTACTATGCTCCAGTTTAAGTTTAACTTGGATAAGTCCCCGTTAACCTTCATTCTGTCTTGGTACTGTCCGATAGGTTGCTCTCCCCTAGAGTATAGCCTACTTCGGTGAATGCCTAGCCAATTATCGTAATAGCCACAAGAGCCGTTAGAAGTTTGATTGAACCACTCATGCTGTATAGCCTGCGCGACATCGAGTCCGTATGACTCATTTGCTTTTTCTGCGTCAGTAGCTAGATAGTTGGGGAAATTAACTTTAGCAATTAATGGGACATCTTTCTTAGCCATTTCTTATGATTTTACTCGTGGTGCCTGAATTATCGTACATTGCAAAGTTAAACTTTATTTCCGAACTTTCTTTGATCGGAGTAAGCTTGTGTTTACGCGTCCCCATGATGGCTAGTCCTGAACTTATCGAGGCATCGTGTTTCGTTCTGTTTGTTATATCGAATGTCGCCCAGTCTTTTAAAGTTTCCATGAATGGCATTTCACCACAGTTCTCTGAGCTTCTATATGTCTCTTCCTTGTCGTAGCCTACCTGCTCCTCAATATATGAGGCTATGCAATCAGCATGCGTCTGAATAACATCTACAGATGAGTTTGGTATTCCCCCCAATGATAATTCATTCTTTGATAATGCACTTGTAGGCTTGTCGGGTCGATTCATAGCGAAGGCTCTGTATCCTCTCATTTTTAGATATACCAACAGGCGTACCTTGTTGTTCTCCACAAGTATCTCCATACCGTAATAATGTATAGCCATCAACACGTCCTCAAAAAATATTTCGGCGGTTGGGGGGCGTGAGATATATTCTAAGAAAAATCTACTAGACGGAACGTTGTCATCCGTATTTGTTTTTGTTAATCCATGAAGTGACCCTTTCGATCCGCCACCACCAACTGTTCCATTAATATCATACGGGTCACATCCGAACATTCCTAGATGCTTGTTCTTTGGGAATTTCAAGTCGCCTTGTTTCCTTACGTTGTTGGTTAAGCTTGGTCCTGGCATCCATCCTAGATTGAATTTCCCTTTAGGGTCTGGTGTCCAGACTACCTCGGTGTCTCTCTTTCCGTCCTTCCAACTAAAATTACCTCTTCTAGCTATTTGCTTCATTGTGTACCCTAGTCCGTCATTATGGTCTATTTGCTCGTATATTTTAGTCAGGTTGAAGATTGATGCTTTTGACTCGTCTCTGAACGCATGCGACTCTGTTCTTGGGAACTGTCTGTAGAATTCGTTCAGGTCGTCAGGATCATTCTTACGCGCCTCAACTTCATTGTCCCAATACTCAATCACTCCTTGCGTTATCCAACTGCCGTCAACACCCATAACAGGCTTTTTCGGGGTAACAAACACGGGCCATCCATACTCATCTATGAACCCTTCGAAGTTCCACTCCATTGGTATGAATAATCTATATAACCCCGATCTAGTCTGACCGTTTTTGGTTCTGTCTGATTGGTCCGAAAGTTCGTACAGCTTCTTGTAATTTGCGCCTCCTTTAGCCAATGCGTTTACCGTGGATCCCATACAGCATTTACCAACTATTTTTGCGCCTAGCCTTAAGCATGTCTTAGTTACTCGCCAGTTATTCAGTATGTTAAGTGGTAGGACCCATTTACTCGATTCGTCATGCAGCAACTCCAAGAGCTTCTGTCCATCATAGCTATTGTCATCCGTGCTCTTCCAATCGACAACTGTATCCAACGCGTCAAACTCATCGTATTCATGCGTTCCATGCATGTTTTTCTTGGTTATTCTTGACGCAGGAAGAGTGTATTCAATTGCCGATTTTGGTCTGTCCTGTCCAGACTGTATAGGCTTAAAAAAGAAGGGGTACCCCATTGATATAGGAACAACCTTGTCGGTAAATAGTTTTTTTGCGTCAGCCCCGGTTTTCGATAGCATACCCACACTTGCATCTCTGGCTAGTGTTGCTGTTTCAATTGCGCTAGAGGCTCCCATAAAGGAAAATCCAGACCGTCGAATCTTTAGATATATCATCCCGAACGATCTCTCATCTGATATACACGCCTGCCAGAATATATGCCATATTCGGTTGGCCTCTCTGAAATCGGGCCTCCCCGTATCTGTTTTGGAATGCTGAAGATACATGTAGTGCTTCCCCGTCATGTAGGTTGGCACACTGTTGTTGTAAAACCAATACCCAAATTCCCTTCTGTTAAATTCTTCCTCTATATATGGGACATGCTTAGCCTTGAATTCGTTGTCGTACTCGCTCCATTCAAGTCTTGTCTTTATACGCGCCAGTTCTTTCGGTACAGGAATCGCCACCCATTTATTCTCTCTTTTCGGGATAGCCTTCGGTGTTTTCGGTAGGGCAATCTTAATTCCCTCAATATCGTATACCTCTCCTATCTGACCGTTTTTTGATATTACAATAACGTCATATTTCTCGTGATACCCATACGTCCATGACTTACCCCTGTTTTTAGCAGATATAGCGGCTTTGTCGATATGGGTTTCATCCACCGTGTACAACAGTGGCCATGAATATTCTTTAGGCTCGTTTTTCTGGCGCATTGAAATCCGTTATTATTGGTTTGGTAGGCGCAGTGGTAGTGGTTGGCACTATTACCTCAGCCTCACCCAATTTCTTTTTTTCCTCCTCAATCTTGTCCATTAACTTAAAGGCGTCAAAAGAAGCCTTTTGTTTAGCCGCTGATACCAATTGTAGTCTGCGAGCGTATTGCGCTTCTCCCTCATCCAATCCTTGCGCTGATATTTCAACCTCTGAAAATGCTATAAGTTCAGCTACACTTTTCAGTGACCCCTCAATAATTTCTTCTCGAAGTTCTTTTATAGTTTTAGGCATATGCTTGATGAATTTATCTTGTACAGTTTTTGATCGTCTAGCATAAACTCGTACTCACTGTCAGGAGTAAAAACAACATGGTCTCCATTGTTAACCCCTTGATCTGTTAACTCCTTATTGGAATATTTCATTATGCCGTTTAGCTCAATCATTGCATTCTTGTTGTCGTCATTCGTGTCGAGTATAGGTTCTACAAAGCAAAACGGTTCAATTGGTATCCACGCGTCCTTCTGCGACTTGCGGTAAGCGAATATTTCTATGTCGTCAATCATGTAGTAGTTATCGCGTATGTGTCCCGCTGCGAATTTCTCAACGCCTTGCATGTCGTAAGTTTTCCGGAACGTGTTGTGATGCACAACTAAAAAGTACCCGTCCTTTATTGGTCCGTTATATCTTCCTGGTACAGATGTCACAACAGCGTGTCTATTGGTTGTTGTGTGACCCTCGATACTCGTGCTCACCGCTATCTTTTTGCCGTCTACAGTCTTGTAGTTATTGAATAGTTCTCCGCCTAGCGGGGTTACTATGAAGCTATTTACTGCCCTCATCGCCTTCGAAGTCGGTTACATACTCAACAACTACTGGCATATTCTGAACCTTTTTCCACTCATAATACTCCTCATCACTGTTTTCGATGAATATTAAATATTCGGGAGTATCTGATGTTTCGGGCTTTTCAACTTCTTTGATATGAACTATCTCGTGAAATGACTCCACGCCATTATCCCATTTCCGAATAACTTTCTGCCCTACAGAATAGTTCATGGACTTCATGTAGTCGGGTCCAATCGATATTTTACGTATGATATTACTTGACATCTTCTTTTTCGAGTATGGATCCATCATTAAAATCGAAAGCAACATCGCCATACTTTGATGTGAGGCTGTAATGGCATTCTTTTAATAAATGCTCTGACTCTTCGAATTTTTTAAGTAGAATTGATTTCTTGGCTCTTAACCTTTCGATGTAAATGCTTAGATCAGCATATTCATCCCTATTTTTATGGAAGCTGTCTGTTAGACCTACAACTTCTTTCAACTCATCAGGGGATAGTCTTTTGTTTTCACTCATTATATTAAATTTAATTTACTGTAAAGATAATGAAAAAACAAGACGCTAAGCGAATCTCTCGAAACCGTAAGTGATAATATTAAAAGAATCTGCCGCTGTGCAGTCGTCTTTTATTATCATGCTTAACCTTTGAGATGTTCCCTCGTCGAGTTTAATGCCATACTCAGAGCTTATGACTTTTAAGTCTAAGGCTATTAGGTAGCCGTAATCATTCAGCGCGTTAATTCCCCTTATTTCCCATAGTGACGTTATAGGATCATCAGTCAGTCTAAACATGTCTTGATTAGACTTTATTCCTTCATGGAGATCTACACTCCCTTTTAACGATAGGTACTGGATTTTACATCCATTGGTTAAGGCCGCGCCGTCTGCAAATTGATATGGTTGAGCGCTTGTGCCGTAACCAATTAGCACGTTCATAGCGGTTATATATCTATCGTACCCTTCAACTGCTGGTATGTAAAACTCTACATTGGTGACACTGCCGTCCACCCCCATGTCCTTGCTGCCGCTAGACAAACCATCCACAGTCATGTACTGCCTAAACGGTCTGATTTTTTGAGGTAGAAACGGAGGGTAAGGAGCCTGAGTGACTAAAGCTTCATTGTCAGGAGTGATCTTTAATCTATGCTTAGAGCCTGTCCCGTCTTTAATATCTACCGATACACCACTCATTTAAGAGAATCCAATAGGTTCATAATGGTAGACGCAATCTATCTCACATAAACCTGTTGTTCCTGTATCATATTCAACTACAATAGCTGTGTTAGGAGCAAGAATTAATCCTTGCCCAAAATTCATGCCCGCCTCTCCCGTAGCTTGAGTTCTATGGGTTCCTATTTGATTACCAAGAGTTAAGCCTGTAATTGTAGCGGCTCCGCCCATACAGGTAGCTTCTGCTGTCCTACCACTTCCTAGATTCAGATTAGAAGGTGTTATTACAGTTCCTCCAGCAGCAGTTCCAGTTACTTGCCAGACTTTCCAATGTACTGCTTGTAACGAGTGAAACTCTATAGAGTGTAAAAATATATTTTTAGTTGAAGAACTATTTTTTAAATAGAATACATATTCACCAGCCGCAGCACTAAATGAGGGCATAATAGCATTAAAAGCCTGTTCATCATCCCTACTTACATAAAATACTCTATCTCTTGTTTTTGCAGATACGTTTAATCTTTGTGCAACACTAACGGAACAATCCCCATTTTTACCTTTACCATCTTCTATTTTCATGACTCTATATCTTGATCTGTGAAGTGCTCGCCTGTAATTTTAGACAAGTACATATTATTTATTTTTAAATCTACAGCCATGTCCCCAAGGCCGTCTAACTTCTTGCTTATGTCTTGCAACAGTGCTATCATCAACACGTCTGCATTTGATCCTGACAACGCGACAAACTCAGCTATGTCAGTTAAGCTAGCGTACTTGTGCTGCTGAGTGTTTTCTGAGTTAACCAGTTTTATTAACTCAGCACCTGTCGATGGTGATCCTGCCGCTCCGCTCATATTACCAAGTAGCCGTTGCTACACGTTGCCATGTGTTTGTTGCTACGCATGTATAAAAATACCCTGCTGCAATTGCTACCTGTCCTGCGACACCCGCTGCGCCTGCTGATGCTGGTGCTGCGACAACTACCACAAGTGTCCCTAGATACGTGGCAAGCGCGTCAATATCTGCGTTCCCTGTTGTTTGTGATGCGTCTGCGCCGCTAACAACAAATTTCATCCCTGCTACTGGAGTTATATCTGCATAATTTTTTACTTCTGACATGACGTAAAGTTAGTTATAATTATTTTATTAATTGACTTACCCCTATTCCTATCAATACCCCTCCGACACCGCCTATTCCTAACCCCCATTTGAAACGTCGGGGTAGTTTTAATGTCAGCTCTTCATTGTCCTGCGTGAGCACTGTATTGGCCTCTGCTAAGACATTGTTGCTATGTTGGACCACCGATAGTTCGGACTGTACTAAATCAATTATTCTTTTCTGCTCAGATATAACGCTATCTTTCAGTGGAGAATTAGCCCAGCATTCTTGAGCGGCCTTGTCTTCATTTGCCGTGTAACACACGCCCTCGCATATACTTCTCGTAATTGCTTGCGCGTGAACTGTCAAGCTGGCTAGGAGTATAACCCCAAATATTGCCGTTCTTATCAATTTCGCTTTCATAAAACTCTATTTTTAAATTTGACTCTTCTAATTGTCGTTCTAGCAGTTCATTATTTGGCTCTTCGCACACTTCGCATTCATGTTTCGCAAATAGTATTGAAACCACTACAAGAGCGATGCTCACCACTAAGACATATATCATCATTATACCTTGATGCTTATTATTCATCTTCCCATTTTTTACAAGCTTCTACTACAGCCAATACCATTTTGTCCTTCCATTCATCCGTCAACATACGGGTTGCCTCAACCTTGTTTGTGTGAAACCCCAATTCCATTAGTATCGCGGGGCAATTGGTTCCTGTTAACACTGCGAAATGCGCTTCCTTATCCTTGTCTCCGTCAGATGAGTCAAAGCGCCATTTTACTGACTCATTGAAATTATTTTCAAGCGCCTGTATCATGTAGTCAGCAAAAATATCAGATTTTGTTTTGCCTGGCGAAGTGTAAACACTGATCCCGCTAGCCGGCATCCATTCCTTTCCCATGCCTTGAGCGTCCGAGTGTATCGATATGTAAACGCATTTCCTTGTTTTTGCCAAAGCGTTAGCGTCTCTTACTCTTGCAGATAATGAAATGTCGCGCCAGTCATCTACAATGTCAATAGCTTCCATGCCATTTTTACGTAATGCTTTTATGATGCGCGATGCATTGTCACGGTTATTGACGCCCTCGTACAATATGGACATGTCGTCAAATCGAGGTGATCGTTTGCCTGATGTAACATATTCTTGGGTTGTTGGATTGATTCCGCCGTGTCCTGGATCTATAAGATACAGCCATTTACTTTCTGGCTTAACCTTCGTAAAAGCCTTTGTTATGTTCTTGCAAATATCTCTAATCCTCATAGTTCGTGCTTCGTATTTTTCTTATCCGCTACTGTTGCAAAAATAACCGCTGTGGTGACTCCAAGCAAAGTTATAAATACGTATTCTTTTGTTTCTATAAAGAATCCCAGCCCAAATTCATAGCCAACGCCTAAGAAGAACGACAAGAAAGCATACCAGCTTTTACGGCTCCATTTGCCGTCGCGCTCCTTTAACATGTCATTTACAAACTTGCTCATCCTGCTTCTTTTATATTTCTTCTGTTTTCATTGATTTGTCCTTGGTGGCTCTCTAATTTTGTATCATATTTTTGAGATAAGATTCTAAGCTCTACCAAGTTCTCTTTCAGCTCTTTTTGCGTGTCTTCGCTTGCCTTATGCTTCCCGTTACTTGTTTTTAGGTGCAGATTATATATAAAAAGCAGTAGGCCGAGTATCATGGTAGCTCCGCCGCCAATTATTGTTATAGGAAGCCAATACCCGCCATTTGCGGATTCTATCGCCTTTAGTATTTCTTGTGTTTCAGTCATAACAAATTGTTTGCTACATTATATTCACATTAAAAGTGTATTTTAGTATTTATCCAGTCTGTATATTCTATAGGAGGTTTTGGTAACCATATCCATCCACTTTTAGATAATTTATTATCTTTAGACAATATTGTTCCATCAGGGAGGTGAATTTTTCCTGATGCTTGTTTCCAATCTGTATTACTATCTTTTTTATAAAACATAATTTCTATTTTTATACTACTACTGTCCAGCCCTTTGCTGTTGCTATTGTTGGGTCACACGTTGCTGCACCTGGATTGTTGTCTACAGAAATCGTCTGTGCAACTGCTGTCCCTAAACTAGTAAACAAAGCGTCTATAGCATCAGCATCCATCATGTTGTATTGTAAGTCTACTGTTTTCGTCAACCCTGTGAGTATAACAGATGTGAGAGACCCTGTGTCGGTAAAAGCGGCAGAGAGCGATGTAACATTGTTCATATTAGAAATATTAACACCTCTTAATTGACCGCATCCTCTAAACATCGAAGCGCAGGACCCATTTAATGCCGTTGTTGTTGTTATGTTCCCAATAGTGCGAAGGCTGTAGCAATAGGAAAATGCACTACCCATGATACTTGCTGTTGAAAAATCCATAGTCCCAATACTAACGAGGTCCTTGCAAACTGTAAAAATTGATGACACGTCTGTAGCTGCTGTTAAAGTTACTGTGCCGAGTGCTGTTGCACTGGATGTTGTAAAAGCAGAGGTAGCCGTGGTAGCGCTTGGCATGTTTATGTTGACGGCAGAATCATCATTCTGTCTTATATCACCAACTTGTTGAAACGCATACGATGCTGCTCCTGTATTTGAAGAAAAGTCTGCTTGTAATATCCTTAAAGCCGGTAGTGTTGAATATACAAAAGAAAGTGAAGTAATAGCGTTATCAATAATCTGCAACCTCTGTAGTAATGAACTCACCTGATCATTGCGAACAGAAAGTACAGTCATGGTTGCACAATCTATAATAACATCAAGCCAGTTTACTGCTGCGTTTTGTCCAAACCCCGTTGTAGGGCTTCTATCTATATAAATAGCAGTTGCATTATTTAATATTTCTACCTCAATAATCACCATCTTGTAATTATCCCCAAAATCATCTACAAGTACACTGCCTGTAACTGCCGCGTAAGAGTACACTTTTTCTTGTTTTACAGTACTGTTAAAACTTAAACTTGTAGTCCCATCACCCCAGTCTATATTGCCTACTGGATTGCTTCCTGATAAACTTATTCCTACATGATTGTATGCATTTTCATAAACAGCAAAAAGTCCATACATCATGTCGTCCCCTGACACGACAGTAGGTAGGGCGAGCCAGTCGGGATTACGTACCCATGCCCTTCCTCCTGATGCTGTTGTTGTTGTTGGAGACGTGTCCATTCCTATTATTAATCCCATATTACCAAAGTGCTATTATGTTAGTTGCGGTCGTTGTCGTTGACCATATTCTTTTTACATTTAACGGCGCGTACCCTGCTGGATGAGCAGTAAATAAAACTTCTTCTCCTCCGTAGGTAGTTACCTTCAAGTCTCCTGCCACTCCAATGAAAAATAATGCACTAGGGGCTGCGCTTGCATAAAGGACATAAGCGTTGGTGTCAAGCATTATATCTGCTGATATAGAAAGTGTTGTTGCGCTATCGATAGCTGTGACTGTTGCAACTAATGAAGTAGACGTATTATAAATAATATTACCTATTGCTGTTCCGTTAGTTGTAAAATCCTTGGTTGAGTCTACTAGCTTATTAGCTGTGGTTGTAGTTGCCGTGCTATTTAAAATTTTCTTAGCTGGATCGGGTAAGTTAATTGTGTCGCTAGGTATAACATTTATAGCTCTTTCTACTTGTAATTTTTGTGTTGGCATTATTTTTTGTTTTTTGTATTGTTTGTTTTTGCTGAGACTACTCTCAAATTTGACTTCTTATTACTAAAAAAATAATTCTGTTATTATTGCGGCTAAAAACGCTCCACTCCAAACGCCTAATATATTAAAAGCTATATCATTGACATCAAACGTGCCACGCTTTAACCATCTATCCCAAATAAACTCCTTTGCTAGTCCTAGTCCTGTACTTATTAAAAGCCCTGCAATTATTCCTACTTTAAGATTAAATAGTCCTATTCCTAGAATTAAAACTAGCGCCAGTATTGCACTAACTAAATAATGCTTTTGCTTGTCTTTTGGTATTTTTATAAATTTCATGTTGTTAAGTTTGCCATTTGTGTATCGTCTAAATAAACAGGATAGTGTATAATAGCTTTGAATTTGCCGTAGAATGGTAACCCGCCATTACCGTCCGTTAGTTGAAAAGCTGTAAGAGTATTAGCGGAACATACACTCCCTGAGACATCCGTTGCTCTCTCTGTCCCATCTACCCATAAAGCGAAATCATTAACAGCCCATCTAAAAGCTATTTTTGAAAATACTGTTGTATCTTTCACAAATGAGGGGGTGGCACTAGAAACTCCACCAGCAACGTAATAACATTGTATTTTATTTGATGTGTCAAAACTGATTACAACTCTATTGTTGAATGTCCCATCACTAATACTAATTCTCCGATTTGTACTGTCATCATACAAAGCCGCTATATCAACAAACAATACACCCGTCTCACTATTGAATGTTGCAGCTACTCCACTGCCTGTTCCTAAGTCTGCTGCTCTTGTAACCGCAACTGTTGTAGTTGGTATGTATGTTGAGATGTAAGCTCCTGCTTCGACTTGACAACCCCAAATATAGACACCACTTGCTCCGTCACCTGTGTGATTTACTATCGTTGTGTACGTCGCATTATAGGTAATATACATTCCCATAATTAAAAGGTTGCCTGCTGTGCAAGTAATAACCGTTGAAACTCTATACCATCCATTTGGATAGGCTTCAATACTTCCCACACAACTACCTATGTTACCCTCAACTGTTCCTGTTGTTAAATCAAAACAGCTAACCGTTGCAATACTGTGATTGCCTATGTAAAACTTTGTGTATTCGCCTGCCTTTACAAAGATACTTATTACTTGTTGACCTGTGACTAATACGTTTACCTGCTGATTTGTATGAGATGCGCTAGCCGAGTAGTCATCATATATTTTATCGGCTGTTGTAGTTCCATCGGGTGCGGTTGTCGCGTTTGCTGTTTTGTTTAATCTTGTCGAACTCCACGTAGTTGTCATATCTTCTGACTGCAAACATACATTCGTTCTCGCTGGCTCTGATAACACAAAAGGTCTACCACCGTCTAAAGGATATGAAACTCTAGGTACTCCACTTGCTACGCTTGCTGAAACTAAACTAGCATTTGTTCTATTTGCCGTAGTCGCTCGCACCCAGTCCATATCCGCATCAGTAGTATTTGGATAAGTACCGTACAATACACCGCTCTTATAAGCGTTAGGTGTTATTATAAGTCTAGCCGTGTCTAGCAAACCTATGGATTGCAGGTCATTTATAGTGTCAATTCCCCCGTATAGATTTTCAAACGTGCCCCCATCCGCTTCAGACCGAAACTTTAATTGCGTCATTAAGTTGGCTCCTATATTATAGGCTGCCGTCATCATACTCCCAATAAATATACCGATTGAGTTTTGCATTTATTAAGTTAAGGCACGAATTAATGTACAAGTAGTAAGTGTAGAATTGACACGAGTTACGTGAACAGGTAATAAGGTACCCCCTATTATCCCTGAGAATACTATGGTGTCACCGCCTATCTCCATTGAAATATTCCCAGCACCACCAATATATAACGTGTACCCATCACCTGCTTTGTGGAATATTTTATACGTCTCAGTATTAGCCATTATATCTGCTGATATACTTAATGCTGTTGCGCTATCTACAGCAGTCACAGTCGCTGTTGTGTTGTCAGTGGTATTTATTATAACATCTCCAATGTGAACTAGATTAGTAGTTGTAAATAGCCCAGCTGAATCGGTCAACTTATTTGCTGTAGTAGCTGTGGTTGTACTAGAAATTACTCTTGATGCTGGATTGGATATATTGATAGTATCACTTGGTACCACCTCTATAGCTCGCCCAGCCTGTAATGTTTGTTTTGACATTATTTTTTGTTTTTTGTATTGTTTGTTTTTGCTGAGACTACTCTCAAATTTGA